GATTCGAGATATGGAAATCCACTAGACGCAAATTTGTTTCCAAAAGCTTTTCCCGACTATCTCAACTCCCTCAACGCTATGCACGAGGCCGAGAAGGTGCTGGAGGGCGGGATGCGGTCAAAGTATGATGCGGAACTCACGATCATTTGCGAGCGTGACTACAATTTCATTTGGGAGTCCACCGCCGCCCAACGCGCCGAGGCTTTCCTACGCACGATTGGTAAATGTCTTTAACCGGAAGTTTTGAGTTTACATTCTACGAAAGTAGTGTAGTATATCTTCAATGACATTCCATACTAAAGGAGAGCGCTTTCAATTCATTTTAATGATCTTAGCTATTATTGCAGATATTGCATTAATAATTAATATTATTCACCATTGGTAAATTTTATGAATAGGTCTATTCCGCAGCACATTTACGGCTTAGTTGACCAGGGCATTTTATGTGGCGAGACCAAAGATACCGGCGAGTACGAGCGGTGCGTGATCTTTGGTGTTACCTCAATACCTTCCAGAGCTTTGCACTTTTCTATCATGTGTGAATCTGGAGCGCAATGGGCGCGCATACCGCTACATAAATTACGGCATGAGAAACCCACTAGTCAGAAAGTTCATGACCTCCTGCAATTGCAATCGTGGGACTGCCACGGCTGGGATTTCTGTGTAACTCAGTACGAGTACCTCCGCGAGATGCACTGTGAGTACCAAAACCGCGATAAAGTCATGGTTCCTGCACGCTACTGGTTTACATTAGACCACACAGACAATGGCTATAGTCAATACCCGCCTGAGCATAAATGTTACCACCTAATGCTATTAAAGGACGGTTCAGGGCAGATTGCTGCTCAACCTAACAACCGCATCCTGTGGCGCGACGATAGCTTCGTGCGACCTAACCCAGCACAAATTTCAGAGTACCGAGTGATGCCCGAAAAAACATGGCACGCTGAACTCGGACGCAACGCAGACCTCACAAAGATAATCAACGAACCATGAGCACACCCACACCCCGCACCGACGCGCTTGATATTGAATATTTCCGAGAGCTTGCTCAGGCCGAAGCTGAATGCTTGCAACAAGCTATTGCCAACGGTAAAGGTGCAGAGCGCGAAGCTGACTTACTAGGGAAAGTAGAACGGCTGGAGCGCGAGCTTGCAGCCCTTCGGCATACACTTGCTACTACTACTACTAAAACTGTTTAATAAAGTATTTTACATTATGCTCAATTAGCGTATGATAATTCTATGAACGTATTCTTTCTAGATAAAGACCTTACCAAGTGCGCAGAATACCACATGGATAAACACGTGGTTAAGATGATAATAGAAACTGCTCAGTTACTGTGCGGGGCTCATCACTTACTCAGGCAAGCAGAAGTTACAAGCGGTAAACTTACTATTCCATATAAGCTAACGCACAAAAATCACCCGTGTGCAATCTGGGCAAGAAAGTCACCAGCAAATTACTTGTGCCTTTGCAATTTAGGATTAGCACTTTGCACCGAGTATACTCACCGGTATGGCAGGCGCCATAAGTCGCAAGATGTCATTGAATGGTGCCTAGCTAATTACGATAAGCTAGCAAGCATTATTACTTCTTCTGAACAAAAAGATATCGGATTTACTGAACCGGCGATGGCGATGCCTCCGGAATATAAAGTTGAATCTGATGTAGTTCAATCTTACAGAAACTACTACATTGGCGCAAAGGCGGGATTTGCAACCTGGAAAAACAGATGCATTCCGTATTGGTTTAAGCCACAGAAGCAGCAGGTGCAAATTAGTACCTAGAACGACTATAAGCACTATAGAACCTAGAACGACTATAATGCTACAGCTGACTATCAACGACTTAAAAACTTCAAATAGCTTTACATTCTGCTTAAACCGTGTAGTATTACTACATAATGATTCTCAACCGTCACAAGACTCTACTGCTCCTTGGAGCAATGCTCACTGTGGGTTCCTTTGCTCACGCTCAGGATACTGACAGGATGATCGTTGCTCTGACGAAAGTCGAGTCAAACGGCAATGCTGCCGCGGTTGGAGATAACGGTAAAGCCTTTGGTATCCTCCAGATTCATATCTCGATGGTTCGTGACGCTAACCGCATCGCCGGCACAACTTACACTCATGCTGATATGTTCAATGAGAGTAAAGCAATTGCTGTTGCTAAGATAGTGCTTAAGCACTATTCTAAGCATATTCTAACGACAACTGGTCGGCCTGCCACTTTAAAGGAATTAGCATTCATCTGGAATGGTGGTGGGAGTGCATGGAAGCGAGCTAACAACCCATTGGATGACACCAAACAGCGTAACCTTGAGACGTACTGGAACAAGGTCGCTAAAGCGCTTTAATTTCACGCGCACACACTATTACTACTAATAACCTGTACTTTTAACTTAAACCCTATAAGATATTTCCATAGTGAAACTACTGCGCCGAATAAATACATTTGTTGGCGCGCATGTTCTTTCACAATAAATTGAGCTTATTTCTTAACAAGTAGACTACTCCATATTATATGACTAAGCTTATTAACGCTGGTCTAGATAACCATACTACTACTCCGACCAACCTTGAAATAAGCTCAATTTATTGTGAAAGAACATGCCTCTTTCGTTGTTGCACTATTGCTGCGACACGTTATGATCTAGATTGAACTTTATATATTATATGCCTACAGCAACTAAAAAAACCACTGCCAAGAAGAAGAACGCGCAACCGAAAAAAGTAATTTTTACCGGTAAACGCTTGCGTAATGCGCTCCGCGGAGCAAATCCTCCAACCATTACCTTTACCAAGATTGATGGGAGCACACGAGTGCTACGCGCCACGACTCTTATGAGTCTTATTCCAGAGGATCAGCATCCACAGATTGCTGATCTATCTAAGCCTTTGCCAAAGCAGAATCTGGATGTTATTCGCTGCTTTGATCTTGATGTTGAGGAATGGCGCTCATTCCGGATTAACTCTGTTACTGCTCTGGTGACTCTCTAAAAATTATATGGCACGCCCTCAAGCTGCAGCACCACTAAAGACTATTCGAGCTATCGATTCTCGCTACACTGGGTTTGAACCAGTGTGGGATGGTTGGCAGTCCTGGAGTCTAGATAAGTTTTTGAAAGAACGTGGGCGTGCCTTTAACTTCTACAATTATTACGTAAGCCCAGAAGATGGAAAGCCTGCTATTGCAGCATGGATGAAGAGCAATGGTTATGCTGAGTCTTGTATTGATTCACTTCTGGCTGCTCCGAGTTATCTTCCAGGTATTACTGTGACTTCGCTGTGCGTGTCAATTCAGCGCGGCATGCCAGCGTTACACCCAGCTGGTCAGTATCGCTCAGATGAACTATTCATCCGTGAGCGCATTGCAGATGCCATTCAGAATGGGTCTAGAATTCTTAAAGCGCAAAAGATTGCTACTAAAGAACAAGAAGATGCACTTAGTGGTGCATCTTCTGGCAGCGCAGCGCAGTCACCAATGGCGATGCTGCAGCTGAAAACTCGTCGAACAATCATCACAGATTTGGATATTATGCTAGATGACTGGATGATTACCGCTGGAAATCTTCCAGTAAAACCATTGGATATCTACAAGGCTATGCAAGGCCACAGTCTTTCTGCAGTGGCCTGCCCTCAAGTTGAGCGCTGGTTGAGCAAAATTCATGCTGAATTCTCAGGAGCGTTAAACAAGACTGATGAGTATCTGGTTGAGAACTATAGGTTGTATAACCGTGCTCAGCTGCAGGATCGCGCAGATGCTCTAGCTAAGATGCTAGAAGATGTAAAGCGCTATAGTCATGCTGCAAAGGCAGCACGACCTCCTCGAGTAAAGAAGCCTGCTTCAGCTGACAAGCAGATTGCTAAGCTGAAGTACTGCAAGCAAGATAGTGTGTTTAAGATTGCATCTATTAATCCACTCAGAATTATTGGTGCTCAACGCGTTCTGGCGTTTCATACCAAAAAACGAATGCTGCTTGACTTTGTTGCACAATCTGCCGCCGGCCTTGGTGTAAAGGGCTCGGGTTTGAAGAATGTTGATGAAGCTAACTCAAAGTGCATCCGTCTGCGTAAACCAGATGAGTTCCTGCAGATTGTGCTTAATAATACTGCTAAGCAGATTGAGAAGGCATGGAATCAGTTAACTACTACCGAAGGTAAACCAAAAGCGCGAATCAATGAAGATATCGTGCTTCTTCGAGTATTCCAATAATAATAACTTTTTGTTGCTATCGCTACATATATGAACGAAACTACTACATCTACTGAGAATAAGAATCACCTAGACATCGCCCGTTGGGGTGCTGTCCTAATTGGAAATCGTCAGAATGTTCTTAAAACGCTTGAGGCAGAATTTCCATTTGCTTCTGCAGAAGTTCAGGCTGCTAAGACTAGCAAGCATTATTACGGTACGCTATCATTTTCTGAGCAGATCGAGAAGGTTATGTCGTATAACCGCAATAAAGGCTTAGCTTATGTACCTGCAGTGCTTCAGTATCAGCAGTATACTCCTGAAGCTGAAATGACTGATGAACTTCGCGAAGTGCCAGAACTATGGCGCGAGACCCGCTTTGTGCGTGTAGAGATCCACCGCTAAGTTTTTTTAATTCGCAATTACCACTACTACTATATGCTTGACACCGATAACTTTTTAACTAAAACCTCACTTGCTCAACTAGTTGAGGATCTGGTTAGAGTTGAGCATATGACTTATATCCAAGCGGTTATTCATATCTGTGAAGAACGGTTAATTGACCCCGCAGACGTGGGTAAACTTATAGCTCCTTCTATTAAAGCTAAAATTGAAGCTGAAGGAATGGCTATTAATTTATTGCCAAAAAGCAACTCCCTTAGCACGTTTCTTTAATTAATCTAGTAGATGCAACCATGGGAAGCATATCAGATCTATACTGCTTTAAAGTTACACTTTGAATCTGCGTCGTATGACGCTATTAAGTATAATTACAAGTCTTCTGCTTCACAGAAATCATTTCTACTCCGTAAAGACCGATTTCACTTTGCAAAGCTTGCCAGGAAATATCCAGAGCGGCAGCAGTTGATAGATTTCTTAGTTGCAAATTTTACACAAGGTGGCACTAAATGGGCTGGCACCCTGCTTGATAAAAACGCAGAAGACCTTTATCTAAAGTGGATGAAGACTAGAGATTCGTTTACTTACTACTTTACTGAGCAGGTAGATACTCTGGGAAATCTTTGCGTAAAGGATAGCATCTCGTTTGATGCTATGCTAAAGGGAGATGCTAATAACTGTTGGCCTCCAATTGTGCGTTACTATTCAGAAAATGAAATTGGCCTTGAATCAGTAGTTGTATTTGATTTACTTCTGGATTTCGTAAAATCACAAACAGTGACCGAAACAGTATTCTGGCCAGAGTTTAAGCAGTCAGTGCATAAATACGGTTTGTTCTTGCGTAGTTCGGTAGATTTGAAAAAATGCAAGCAAATTATACTAAAAAGATTTACTTCTGTAGAATGTTAGGATACAATAGATACGAGTTAGGTTATACACATATAAACACAAAACACACAAAAATACTATGAGTAGTTTTCAAGAACTTAAGAAAAATCGTTCAGCTGGAATTTCCAAGCTGATCGCACAAGCCGAAAAGGCTTCTGGTGGCGGAGGTGAAAAGTCTTATACAGACAAGCGTCTCTGGTCTCCTGCAGTTGATAAGGCTGGTAATGGCTATGCTGTTATCCGGTTTCTACCTGCTGCTAAAGGTGAGGAGCTTCCGTGGGTTCGCTATTGGGACCATGGATTCAAAGGCTCTACCGGTCGTTGGTACATCGAGAATTCTCTTACCTCTATTGGTCAGAAGGATCCTCTTGCCGAATTGAACTCTAAGCTCTGGAACTCAGGGCGCGAAGAAGATAAAGATCTGGCACGGCAGCGCAAGCGTCGACTGCATTACGTGGTTAATATCATGGTTATTTCTGACCCATCTAACCCAGCTAATGATGGTAAGGTGATGCTCTTTAAGTTCGGTAAGAAGATCTTCGATAAGATTCTGGACTTAATGCAACCTCAGTTCCAGGATGAGAAGCCAGTCAATCCATTTGATTTCTGGGAGGGTTGCGAGTTTAAGCTCAAGATCCGGAATGTAGAGGGTTACCGCAATT